AGCCTTTAGATGAATTAAAAATTGACAATAAAAATGGTATAGGTGCTGTGCCTCATAATCAAGATGTGGATTATTTTGGCCTACGTGTCAAGATGAAACCTAGCAAGTTTTTAGAGCTTGCCAAGCCAATGCCTCTGTCGGCTGATGACAAAAAAACCATACAACATCTTGAACAAGAAAAAGATAATAGAGGATTTGGGGCACCGTTTTTAACAGTTGACATGGAAGGTGAATTCCCTAAAGTAGATGGGCATGATGGTCGTCATCGTATGACAGCTATCAAAAACACAGAAGGCGACATTCCTGTAGAAGTACATATCTTCCCACGTTATATGCGTAACAGGGATCTAACTCCTGAATTAATTGATAAAATGAATAGGTTAATAATAAGCGAAACTGGTCGTTATGTTATAGGTCCAATATTTTCTCAAGCAGTTAAAGAAGCGATAAATGAATTCGCACCCGCCGAACCACGAGACGATGACAACTACGAAGAGCCAGAATATCCAACGTCTTTGAAGAACAAAAATGGTCAGCATGTGGGCGACACCATGAAATTAAACAACGGTTCCTGGGCCTGGCAGTATTGGAAATTGGATCAGAATCCCCATGGCCCATTCTACAGCTTCGACATACTTGGTCACGATTTTGCAACTGAAAAAGAAGCCTACGCCAGTTTACAAGCATATCATGCCACCCACACTGCTCGACAATTACGAGAATTTGCTCCTGCTGAACCACAAGACGGTGACGGTGATGTTCCGCCAAATGTCTACGAATTGGCCAATCGTTGGTGGAATAACACAGATGATCAAGACCGAATTGCCATGGTGTTGCGTAGCATGGGCTGGGACATACAGCAGGCCGACGGCGAGGAAGATGTTTGTCAATTAACTTATCGCGACGGCACAGTGTATTATCTCAACGACAGCGAATTTGATCCCGATCTGTATGAAAACTTCGCAGATGGTAAACATCCTGGGCGCAAAGGATTAAGTAAACGTATGGGTGTTAACACAAAAGCTTCAGTCAGTAGTTTACGTAAAACTGCCAAGCATTCGTCAGGAGAAAAAGCACGTATGGCTCATTGGTTAGCTAATATGAAATCTGGTCGAGAGAAAGCAAAGAAAAAATGAGAGCCCAAGAATTCGTTACAGAAATAGAACGGGCAGAACCTGGTCTCTATACAGGTGGCAATAAAGAATTGCCTTTCACTGTGGATACAAAAAACATGCGTCGCATACGTCCCTTGCCGGGCGGAAGTAGATTTGGTTACTATGTTGAAGGCACTGTGATCTATATTGTTGATCCTAAAAAACCGCGAGAACAACGTGAACGACCCAACGATATCATAGTGGGCAAGTTACACCTGGAACGTGCCAGTGGTGGACTAGTCCAAGTATTGCCCAATCTGTACCAGGTTGAAACCATTACAATAGACGAACAATATCGTAGACAAGGACTGGCACGAAGCCTATACGGTATTGCCTTGACCATATTGAAATATACACTCATGGCCGGTAGCATACAGACCACAGGTGGTAGGAGAATGTGGCAAATGTTGCACACGATACCCGGAGTTGAAATGTTTGGTGTGGTAGATGATTATATCATTAATGACAAAATTGCACAGGCCATCCTAAAACACGGTGGCCAAGTTATACATCAGGCTCCTAGCAAAGAGATCCCTGGTGAGACAGATCGTGTGTACGCATTTCCTATACGTACTGGCAGTAATGAGATAGTCAGCCAAATAAGAGGGTTGAGAGTCTATGACGAAATGGACGATAATGGCGTATCTTTGATTGCGAAATGGACTGGTCGATGAGAGCCCAAGAATTCCTAGCCGAATATGATCGTGCTATTACCGCACAGAAATTAGGCCCATCTATCTTGAATATGTTTAAGCAAGAAGGTCCAGCTTGGATACGTAGAGCTTTAGGCAGAGACATAGGAAATGAACCAGATCAAAATATAATAAATGATCTCATACAAAAATTAGAATTGGCAGATCCTACACCAAATAAACAATATGTACCTTGGATGGCTAGAACTTACAGCCGTGGTGGTTACAGATTTGAAGACGTATTAAGTCAAATACCTGAGTATTTAGAAAAGTTTTATCAACTAGTGAGACGTAAAAAAATTCCTGCTCCTAGAAACGATATTAACGGGTATCAACACTTTAGTGACTTTATGGGTGTTGTAGATGAGTATCCTGATATTCAGGCTGCCGAAATTAAAGACAAAGGCAACGCAGAGTTATTATATCAAGACAGTAATTTACGTGCTATTATTCCATTTGATCAAACGGCTGCTTGCTACTACGGACAAAATACCAAATGGTGTACAGCAGCCACAAAAGGTTACAATTATTTCAACGAATACGCTGAAAATACTCCTTTAATAATTGTAATACCAACAAAACCACAGCATCCTGGAGAAAAATATCAGTTACACTTTGACTATAGCATTGACGGGATTCCTATTCGTAGTGACGATGACTATTTAGAAATTTATCATAATCGTGGGGAAGACTATATTATAAACAATACATCTGATGGACAATTTATGAATGAAAAAGACCAAGGAGTTAGTTTGAAATCTTTAAAAGCTAGATTTGGCGCTAGTTTTGATCAATTAATTAATGCCTATTTACAAAAATTCCCAGACGAGGAATATAAAGTACAGCATAATTTTTAATAATTAAAATCTTACGGTTAGAGCTAAATATAGTAGTATATTAAGGATAACCCGTGAGATTACATGAATTTGTTAATTTAAATGAAGATAGTGTTGCCACAGTAAGCGGATCTATTGCCACAGTAGCTATGCCTCTTGGCGCTGTACAAAGAAGAATACCACCTGGATCTCTCTTTTCAGCTAAATATACTACTGACGCAGATTCGTGTCCTAACACGCCTGCTGAATACAAAAAGTATAAAAGGAAATCTAATGTTAGCTGATTTATTAAAAATCTTATTGGCCAGTGAATTTGTTTACTATTTGAAAGCTCATTTCTTTCATTTTAATGTAGAAGGGAAAGATTTCTATCAATATCACAAATTTCTACAGAAAGTGTATGAAGATGCATATTCGGCAGTTGATCCAACTGGAGAATTCATACGTACACTAGATGAATATACTCCCACTAGCCTAACCAGATTCCAAGAGTTAAGTCGTATTCAAGATCAAATCATGGTTCCAAGAGCAAAATTAATGATAGAAGAATTACTGGCAGATTCTCATATAATGATAGACTTATTAAATGAATGTTTTGAGTCTGCTACCCGCGAAAATAAACAGGACATAGCAAATTTTATTGCTGACCGTTTGGCCAAAACCAACAAATATATGTGGATGTTAGAAAGTTTTTTAAAGGAAAATAGAGAATAATGGACTATGAATTCAAAACTATCATTGAAAAACTAGCCATACTCGAAGGAAGAATCGATCCTAAAGAGTCAAAGCCTGTTGACTCTAAACAAAAGAAACCTGCTTTATTTACTAATCTAAAAAAAGACGAATCCGCCATTCCCATGGTCGGTGGGGTTGAATTCGCAGAAGATATTCTAGGCAAGGTACGTGCTTCACTAGATGATTATTTGAAGTCTGCCGAAGAAAAGATAAAACAAGACAAGGAGTTGATATCTAAGAAAAAACAAGATTCTGATATCAAGAAAAAAGATATTAAAAACTCTAGTTTACACACTAAACATCAAGACATAAAGCATGACAATGATCAAGATGAATATTCGCTTGAAGAAGATCCTAATCAAACTCCTGCCTCGGGAGAAGCTCCAGCTGGCATGACAGATCCTACTTATTCTCAGGGTAGTAACAACACTTATGCTGAATCCGCTCCGGTAAAAACATTGGATATTCCCTGCGAAGAAGTTGGATTAAGTGGCGGAGGAGGTAGCGTCCTAGTAGAATTACATGGAAATATGCGCGAAGGATTTTGTATCAAACGTGCTGGCAGAGCATTGCCTACTAAATTTAAAACATTAGATGAAGCAGAGATGGCGCTGGAGATGTATCGAGCACACTGCCGATCTAAATTGGCAAACGATGAAGGTACTGACTACCTCGAAGAGAAATAATGAACTTATTTGATTTAATCTTAAATGAAATGAATGAAGCTTCTGACATGGAAGAGGCCAAACAATATGCCACTCAACAGCAGTGCATAAATGACTACGTAAATAATCCTCGATTCAAACACTTAGATATCAGCACACGCAAAGCTATGGGAGCTTCAGCTTATGCCAAACAGAATAAATCTAACAGTCAAGTAAAGCCCTATGATCCAGAAAAGTACAAGGGATATCATTGGAACCAAGAAAAAGATTTAGAAGAGTACACGAATTCGTCACAAGACTCACTAAAAGAAGCTGACAGTGAAAAGAAAAAAACTTACAGCAAAAGCGAAAAAAACAACAACAGTGATAAAGGCAGCCAGCGTGATGATGTAAAAAGTGCGTTAAGAAGATATAGACAGGAATTCCCAGGTCTTAGTGATGAGGAGGCTATTGTAGCTCATGCTTATCAGCAAGACAAAGAAAATGCGGCTCAGCAAAAAGAAATTGATTCTCTTGAAAAAGCCAAAGATGAACTTTATAAAAAAATAGATCGCACCAATCGAGATTTAACCGATAAAGAAAAACGTTTTAAAGATCAAGAAGAACGTTTCCAAGCATTTAACAGAGAAGTAGCTAAAATGGGACTGGATCCTGTACAAGCGGCTCATGCGGCCACTGATTATGCCAAAGGCAACAAAAATCCTGATTTGAATAGGATAAAACAAATGCCAACTATTGCCACTGCCAAAACAACAGCTAAGGCAGCCACTGCTGCGTCAGTGCCAACTAGTTCAAGCGGATGGATAGCATCTCCAGCTATGAGAAACGGGACTGACATTGACAATGTAGGCTCCCAATCTGATAAAGTCAAAAAACAATCTCCGACTGGTAAAGACGTTCCTCAGTCAGCTAGTGCATCTCCATTTGGGCAAATAGCACAGTCTTTAAAAGATCTGCCCAGCACCGCATATTTAGGTTCACCAAAGAATCAAACAACCGCGCCTTCAATTGGCGCAACAGAACCTATCAATGCTCCAAATATACCCACACCAGTAGCTTCGGCCACTCCCAAGTATATTCCGGGGATAGATGAGTTTGATCCGGATAGTATTATACAGATACCAGACTTGAATCTAACAGCAGGTGAATTATTAGGAAAAGAATCAGCCATGACAGAATCAATAAACGAAGATTTAGGACCTGCCAGTTTTAGTCCTTACAAAGAAGACGACATTAATCAAGGTCGTGCCAATGTTACCGAACTTAGCAGAGCTTGGTTAAATCCAGCACAACAGAGAGTGACGTGGCAATTTGGGCCAAATAAAAGTCTTACACTACAGAGAAATTATATATTTGGCGTTATGAGTTTGATAGCTATAATGAAAAGTACAGGGGAATCTCCTGATAAAATATATCAAATATTTTCCAATAAAGAAAACACACTGGCATGGTTACATCAGCCTGTGGTACAGAAATATGTAAATTATTATCCCACGTACGAGCAACAACGTAAAGAAAAAGAAGAAGAAGAATTGAAAAATAGTCCGCAGATGCCATTGCCATTGGATCAAAAAGAACCTGTTCAACCTGATTTGTTTGAACAGTTGATGAAGCAGTTGGATTCACAAATAAACGAAATCAGCAGAGCAGATAAATTTAGACAACATCTTGCTAATTTGGAAAAATCACGTCTTGAGTTTTTAAAAAGTATAGCACATTTGCCATTTAAAGAACGTCAAGAAGCTATGCGTAGATACATAGAAAAAAACCTAAATGACAAAGAAGTAGACGAAGCTAGTATGTCATGGGCTGCACACAAACCTACTGGTCCCAAGTTTGGTGGTTACTTAAAAGGAACAGATCCTGCTCCAACAGAATTCAGTAAAAAATCTGTTGGTGGGTGCGAAGAAAGTACCACATTACCAGAAAATTTCATAACTTGGGCAATGGAGCAAAAGCAGTATAAAAACTTTGACAAAAATCCCGCTGTGTACAACGCTGCCAGATTAAAGTACAAAAAACTGCAAGAAGCTGCCGACGTATCTAGTCATACTTTGGGAAGTAGTTTAATCAAAAGACCTAGAACTAATCCTATCAAAATCAAAAAACCAAAACAAATAGCTGTAGCAGAAAGCTTGCGTGACTACGAACGTGAACAGTGGATAGTCACGCTTGATTCTGGTAAAAAGATTAAATTTACCTGCGACGCCGATTGTGACGTTGAAAGCTATATTGAAAACAAATACAAAGAACCAGTAGCCAATATAAAGTACATAGGAATAGTAGGTGAACCACCCGCTGAACCAGAAGATTATGAAAAGACCGAAGGTGTCGCAGAAGGTCATGCAGACCAACAACGCAAAGTGTTTAAGAAGAATGGCAAGCCAGTGGGCGAAGTCGGTATTGACCGTGAATCGAGCCCAGGTGTTGGTCAGTATTACATGAAGCATTATGCTAGTGGTAAAGATTTGTCTGGGTATGATTCATACGAAGAAGCAGTAGCAGAACTAAAACATTGTCTAAAACAAGGTGTGGCGGAAGGCTCAACTACACGAGGTGGGTTTGGTGGTTCAGCCAGTCAAGCACATCACGAAATACAATGGCTTAAGAATAAGATTGAAACACTGAAACCGTTATTGGCCAAGAAACCGAGTGTTGCTCGTCGGATAAAAGATTTGGAAAGACAAATCCGTGAGAGAGAACTGGCTATAGTATATCAGAAGGAAGGTGTGGCGGAAGGCATCATGGATGTTATTAAACAAACATTCAATGATAATGTAGCAAGCTGGCCAATGGGCACATCGGATGAGCAGTTTATTCAAGGCTGGGCCAGAGATATTAACGCTCGCACTGGAAAAACTATTCCCGTAGAAAAACTAGCACAATTATATAACAACTATGTTAAGCGTTCCGGTGAGCTTATGCAGTCACATAGCACTACTAACGAACAAGGTGTGGCGGAAGGCTCATTAGAAGAAGTAGACCGTAGAGGATTCTTAAAAGGCTTGGGTGCGGCGGCTGTGGCAGGTGGTGCCGGATATGTTGGTGGTGTTAAGAATGTATCAAACAAGCGTGTTGCACAAACATTAGGCACAGTTTATGGTTTTTTAGATAATGCCCCCGGTGCTTATAGTATAGGTTCACCATTTAATACAATAGTGCGTGATACACATAAGCGATTAGAATATTTTGAAGAACGACTTGATCCTGACATTAAATTTAATAATTGGTTTAATTACGGAAAAGGTCAAGGAGAAAGGTCTTATCAAAGTGAGTTCGGAGGTATTAAAGAATTTTCTAAAGATGATTTAGAAAAATTCAAAGGTATTTTAAGAGCACATATTAAGCACTTTGAAGAATCTGCATACGGAGCAATGGAAGAAAGCGTTGAGCAAGGTGTGGCGGAAGGCAAGGGTCTAGCCAAAAAGGTAAAAGTTGTCAAAGGCGAACACGCTGGTAAGACAGGTTGGATTAGAGAAATTAAACATGGCGCACACAAAGGCGCCCCAAAAACCTATTACATTGACCTAGACGATGGCGGTCAGGCAAATAACTTACCGGCTACAGCATTACGATTAGTCAAAGACCAAGGTGTGTCAGAAGCCTATGGAAGACCGCCCGAAAGAATTGATATTCCCACTAGTCTGGTTATTCCTCCTTATAGAATAGATTTTGACATTACAACTAGAATTGCCACTATTACACAACGTGGAACAGAAATAAAAAAGATAGCTATACCTAAAACAATAATTGGTGATAATTATAGAAACTATATACTGAGAGTTATAGAAAAAATAGAAGATGAAAAGTACGGGGACGATATAGAAGATAGAGATGTCAGTCTTCCCATCAGAGAAGATGACGAAGCTAATAAACAATTTGACATGATAGAAGCCATGGTCAGTGAACTAGCCAGTTTGAATCAGATAGACGAAGATGTCATCTGGGAAATGTATGATGATATGGATGATCAATCTCTGTTAAATGAAGCCGAAGCTTGGCAGACTAGCAAAGGCAAAAATAAAAACGGCGGATTAAATAAAAAAGGTGTCGACAGTTATCGTCGTAGCCATCCTGGCAGCAAGTTACAAACAGCCGTGACAACCAAACCTAGCAAACTTAAAAAAGGCAGTAAAGCGGCTAAACGTCGTAAGAGTTTCTGTGCTCGCATGAAAGGCATGAAAAAACATCGTGCCGGCGCAAAAACCAAACGTGATCCAAATAGTCGTATCAACAAGGCTTTGCGTAAATGGCATTGCGAAGGAGTAGAAAATTTAGAACGGGCATTGGCAGAAGCTATTAAAAAAGATAAAGAGTTGAAACCTGGGCAGTATTATATTTGGAAAATATATTTTGACGACGGTACAAACAAAACAATTAAAGTTACCAAAGACAACTTTGATCCCAAAGCTTACTATGCCAAGAAAAACAAAACAGTAGTAAATGTTGATTACTCGTGGGAACCACACAATGAAGACCAGCAGTAATATATCCTGCCCAAACGTTATTGCCAGCACGTTGGATTAATTGTGTATCCTTATCCTATCTATCCAGAACCAGACTCTGCGTATCCTGAAAGAGATCGACCAGTTTTGCCATTTGCTCCCGTATAGTTGACAAACCAAGATAAATATGCTAACATAGCATATGACTGTAAAAATTACTAAACGAATTGGTATGTTAGTAGCCCGCAATAACTTTGTATACAGAGGTGTTGGTGCTTATTCAAAAAGCATTATTGACTGGGCATTGGACGCAGGATATCATATTGACATTATATCAGATGCTGCGGTTAGAGATAATGGATTATTTTCAGCATACAAACAACGAGTACAATGGATACAACCAGACAATACTATAGTTGATTCAATATATAAAGAACTTAGTTCTTTTTCAAAACCTTTTGATACAGCGTTATCATTAAATTTTCGAAATTCCTTGGTCAAAGCTTTACGCAGTCATACATATGATATGATAGTTACTAATGTAGGAGAAGCATTAGATGCTGTTACCAGTATTGGGGTACACAAATATTGTACAGTATTACACGCAACACATCATGAGTCAGAAGCAGGCATTAAAGTATTACATGATATTTTTTCTCCAGGGGTAACTGATCATTATAGAGCATTGTGTAACTTACCTGATGTTGTGTTAGCATGTCAAAGTAATTGGATACAGTCACATGCCCGTATACAATATCCCAATAAAACAGATGAGTGTTTAGTTGTTCCGCCCTTAGTACCAGAGCAAGAATTACTTAATTTCTCTTCACTGCCCGTTGAACGTTGGGGAGTTGGTTTTGTAGGACCGTGGGAACCACGTAAAAATCCCGAAGCGTATATTGCCGCACTAAAAGCATCTGGTTTGCCAGCTGTGGTTCTAGTGCCATCCGAAACCAGTGCTAAGAAGTTCCAAGAACGTTTCAAAAAAGAAGGCATTGAATACAAAATACACGTGGGTGTGACAGGTATGGAGAAAACACGTATAATACAAAGTCTCGGGGCGGCTTATCATCCCGCAGTCAGTGAAACATTTGGATTGGGAGCATTAGAAACAGCACATTCTTGTCCAACTGTATTATTAGACAAAAACGAGTGGAGTCAAGCACACAGAGACTATGCTATTATAGTAAATGAAAAAGACGTTGCCAACGTACTTAAGGAAGTATACGGCGCAGGTGTTGATACGGCACTACAGAATAAATTGACACAACGTAATCAAAATATACGCGATGTGTTGTCAGCATTAGCTCAAAGAATAACCAGTGATTCAGTTCCAAAAAATAACTTTTATAAAGCATTGGATCAGCAGGGTTTAATTAAACATGAAGATTTTACTCAAGCACAGTCAAGTTTTTGCACAGATGAGATTTACAAAATGCTCAAGATTCCTAGCGTATCTACTGTAGAAGTACTACATAGTTATAATCAAACTTATTATAGATGTCGAGGAAGCAACCTAATGCCAACTGAATCGAAAGATCCATTTGGCACACTGTTTGCTTTCGAATAGAATGGCCTTAGGACCGCATTTAGTTGCGAGGCTGGGCGGCTACTGCCCTGATATTTTGATTCGCTACCAAAATATCTAAAAGTAGCCAAATTAATAGGTAGTATTTGGTACTTAATGTATAATGTATTATTAAAGGAGAACTTATGTCAGATCGCGTATTTACAGCAGAACAAACTAAAAAACTTGAACAAATTATCAATGAAGGAATGGCAGTGACATTTGAAATTGAAACTTTGACTACAGGCTTAAATGACACTGTCAAAGCCATCGCTGAAGAATTAGAAATCAAACCTGGCATTTTAAAGAAAGCAATTAAAATTGCTCACAAGGCTGAATTTGGTCGCACACAAGATGATCATAGTCTTTTAGAGCAAATATTGACCACTGTCGGAAAGACTCTATAAGCCCCATTTAGTGACTAAATTGTAATATTGCTTGATTTTGTTTTCTCGAGCAATAGTATCTGAATATAATTCTCCGAAAGTTTTGGTTGCTTTTGTATTCAATTCATTTGGAGAATATTTTGCCTGTAAAGTGTATCTACGTAAGTATTTATTAGTATTAGTTAAAATGGAGAATTAATATCAGCTACATTGACAGTTTATATGATCGTGAACATGACAGAATACACGTGGTTGAGCGAGTCAACGGAGAACGTGTTTATAAAGAGTATCCAGCGGATTATATATTTTACTATGATGATGTTAGGGGCAAATTTAAATCTATCTATGGTACACCTGTTAGTAGATTTAGTGCACGTACTGCCAAAGAATTTAGGCGCGAAGTTGCCATACAAAAAGGCAAACAGCTATACGAAGCCGATATCAATCCCATATTCCGTTGCTTAGAAGAAAACTACAAGGGAGTTGATGCTCCTGAATTGCAAGTGGCATTTTTTGACATTGAAGTAGACTTCCATAAAGAACGCGGTTATTCACCCACTACTGATCCATTCAATGCCATAACTGCCATTTCAGTTTATCTACAGTGGTTAGATCAATTAGTAACACTGACTATTCCGCCCAAACATATGACTATAGAAACAGCAAAGGAAGTAACTGCTGATTTCAGTAACTGTATAGTTTTTGAGCATGAAGCAGATATGCTGAAAACTTTCTTGGATTTAATTGAAGATGCCGACGTGTTGTCTGGATGGAACAGCGAGGGATATGATATACCTTATACAGTCAATCGTATCAAACGTGTACTCAGCAAAGATGACACACGCAGATTTTGTTTGTGGGGTCAGTATCCTAAAGAACGAGAATTTGATAGGTTTGGGGCTACCAATACTACATATGATATCGTCGGACGTGTACACATGGACTACATGCAGTTGTATAGAAAATACACTTACGAAGAACGGCACAGCTATAGTTTAGACGCCATTTGTGAATATGAGCTTAATGAACATAAAACAGCTTATGAAGGTACGCTAGATCAATTATATAATCAAAACTTTAAAAAGTTTATTGAATATAATAGACACGACACGTTATTGCTTAATAAGTTAGATTCAAAGTTAAAGTTTATAGACTTAGCCAATGAATTGGCGCATGCCAATACTGTGTTGATTCCGACCACCATGGGAGCCGTGGCTGTTACAGAACAGGCTATTATCGTAGAAGCACATGAACGTGGGCTAGTAGTGCCCAATCGCAAACAAAGATTGACAGATGACGATACCGCGGCAGCCGGAGCTTATGTAGCTTATCCAAAAAAAGGCATGCATGAATGGGTAGGCGCAGTTGACATTAACAGCCTGTATCCATCGGCTATACGAGCATTAAATATGGGAATGGAAACTGTCGTCGGACAACTACGTCCTGTAATGACTGACCGGTACATAAATGAAATTGTTGACAGGGGCAAGACATTTGCGGCAGCTTGGGAAGGAGTATTTGCCTCGCTAGAGTATACGGCAGTTATGGAACAACAAAAAGGTACAGAAATAACAGTAGACTGGCAAGATGGAGACAGTACTGTACACAGTGCCGCAGACATTTGGCACATGATTTTTAACAGCAATCAGCCGTGGATGTTGACTGCTAATGGAACTATAGTTACGTATGAACGCAAAGGTGTGGTTCCGGGGTTACTTGAACGTTGGTACGCTGAACGTAAAGAACTACAGGCTAAAAAGAAAGAAGCTACTGACCCCAAAGAAATTGCCTTTTGGGACAAACGACAGTTAGTGAAAAAAATTAATTTAAATTCCTTATACGGTGCTATTTTGAATCCGCATTGTAGATTCTTTGACAAACGTATTGGGCAGTCAACTACACTAACAGGACGTAGCATTGCCAGACACATGGCTGGCTATATCAATGAATGTATTACTGGTGTTAAGGATCACTTGGGTGATGCTATTGTATACGGCGACAGTGTGACAGGCGATACACTTATCAAAACCGATTCAGGCGAAATAACCATCGCAGATCTATTTAGACAAACTCCAGAGCATAGTATGATTGGGGAGAAAGAGTATGCAACTTGGTCATCGGCTAAGGTCATTGGATTTAACGCATACGAAGATGCTACTGTTATGAGTAAGATATCTTATATCATGCGACATAAAACAAAAAAGAAGTTATACAAAATTACTTTAGAAAACGGAAAATCAGTTAAAGTAACCGAAGATCACAGCATAATGGTCGATCGAGATGGTATGCTATTAGAAGTAAAACCCACTGATATATTGAATACAGATCTAATTATTTGCCTGGCATGCTAATCCAAAATTTTATCTACCAACAGCATCAGTACGTGGAAATTTAGCGGTTGACATATGGAATAGTGATATGTTAAAATTAAAAACAGCCGAATCGTTTGGATTTAAGACTTATGTGGTATGGGAAAACGATTTTCTCACTAATAAACAAGAAACAGTAGACAAGGTAGCTAAATGGATATTACAAGAACAGCAGTAAAGAGTATAGAGTGTTTAGGTGAGGTCGATGATTATGTATATGATCTAAGTATAGCAGATCAAGACCCCTTTTTTTTCGCCAATGATATATTAGTTCATAATACTGACAGTTGTTACTTTACTGCTTGGCCCATGCTTAAAGATGATGTTTCCAGCGGTAAAATGTCGTGGAATAAAGACATGTGTACACAGTTATATGATTCCATTTCTGATCAAGTAAATGATAGTTTTCCCGCATTTATGGAACAGGCATTTCATTGTCCAAGAGAAGCAGGGGAGTTAATCAAAGCTGGCCGTGAGCTGATTGGATCAAATAGTCTTTTCATCACAAAGAAAAGATATGCTGTGTTGATTTATGATTTAGAAGGAAAACGATTGGATGTGGATGGTAAGCCAGGCAAGATAAAAGCCATGGGCTTAGATTTAAAACGTTCAGATACTCCTAAAGTGATACAAGATTTTCTCTATGAGATATTGGAAAAAGTATTAACTGGAACTGGTCGAGAAGAAATTGTGGAACGTATACGTGAATTCAAGTATGCATTCGCACAACGTCCGGCTTGGGAAAAAGGCACTCCTAAGCGAGTTAACAATCTTACTATGTATGGTAAAAAAGAAGAAGCTGAAGGTAAGGCTAATATGCCAGGACATGTACGTGCGGCGCTTAATTGGAATAACTTGCGTAGAATGAACGGGGACAACTATTCTATGGCTATAGTTGACGGTATGAAAACTATCGTATGTAAATTAAAACAAAATCCACTAGGCTGGACTAGCATAGGCTACCCTACAGACGAACAACGTATTCCAGACTGGTTTAAAGAGCTGCCATTTGATGACAGTTTGATGGAAGCCACTATTGTAGATCAAAAGATTGACAATCTACTCAGCGTACTAGATTGGGATCTTGCCAGTGCTACCAATACAGAAAATACATTCCAATCATTATTTGAATTTTAGCAACAAAATTCTATCAAATGAGTAGTAAAATCTAAATATATCTGTTACACTAACAACATTACTTTAAAGGAAATAATACAATGAGAGATCATTTACTAGATTTAGTCAGTCACACTTTGGAATTAGGAAATATTGATTTAATTAAAATCAATGGCACAGCAGACGAAACTACTATTAGCGGAATATCCGAAGACCGGTCAGTTGTGGTTGATGGCAAATTTGCCAATCCGGTAGCAGAATTTATCGGAACATTTGGTATGCCAAATTTGTCAAAACTTAAAATCTTGTTGAGTTTACAAGAGTACAAAGAAAATGCCAAACTCACTATTAGTCGCAAGACTACTAACGAGCCAGAACAGTTAGAATTTGAAAATGCCACAGGTGATTTTAAAAATAGTTATCGTTTTATGGCTAGTGAACTTATCAATGAAAAACTTAAGACAGTAAAATTTAAAGGAGCCAATTGGAATTTGACTTTTGAGCCCAGTGCTATCGCTATCCAGCGTTTGAAAATGCAGAGTCAGGCGAATTCAGAGGAAACAAATTTCCAAGCTAAAACAGAAGATGGAGATTTAAAATTCTTCTTTGGCGATCATAGTACACACGCAGGTAATTTTGTGTTCCATGCAGATGTAGATGGTGTGCTTAAACGTGCTTGGAGCTGGCCAATCAAAACAGTTATTTCTATCTTGGATTTGTATGGAGACAAGGTAATGAAAATTAGTGACGACGGAGCGGCTATGATTACCGTTGATTCTGGGTTGGCTGTTTATAATTTTATTCTTCCTGCCCAAAGTAAATGATTAAAAATATAGGTACATCTAGCCCTTATCTCTATATTCAAGGAGGTCAGACTAATCACACTTATATCAATAACTACGGCGGAGCCCAAGGCCTTGGCAACCTGCGATTCAATACTTCTAGTCAAAATATTGAGATATGGGACGGGGCTAATTGGATAGTAATGAGCACGGCTCATGCCACTGTGAATCTGACTGCCGAAGCAGAGCAACTGTTGAACTGGGCCAAGGACAAGCGTGATAAGGAAAAACATTTGAAAGAATTGATTGAAAAGAATCCTACTATTGCCGATGCCGCACACAATGTACAACATGCTCAAGAACAACTTGATATCATATTAAAATTAACTGAAATACAACAATGACCCAAGACAATTTAACAGCTAAACAATCCAATTACGCATTATTTTTGCCAGCACTCAGTGGATTTTATGCCACTTATATTGGTAAACAGCGTAGCGGAGCAGGTGTGCCAAAATCACGCATGCCACAAGCAATACCAGATATGGAAATGCTTAACTGGCTAAATGCTCAGCAGGGATTATTTCCATACAAATGGAGCTTGTACAGTGCCGGGCATGCCAATCTAGACACTACTAAACAAGACTGGAACGAAGACATGGTTCGTGGCAGAGATCGAGCCAATACTTTTATCTTGGGTGACTCAGGTGGATTTCAAATAGGTAAAGGTGTTTGGGAAGGTGAATGGCGAGATCCGACTGGAGCAGAAGTTAAAGCCAAAATAGCAGAAGCCAAAGCCAAAGGCATCGAGCATGTTCCGGCTTTAGATAAAACAGGCAAACCTAAACATGACAAAAATGGCAATATCAAATACGTCAAAGTTGATCATGTAAAAATCTATCAAGATAAATTAGACGCCGCACAGAAAAAACGTAGCCAAGTATTAACTTGGATGGACACTTATATGGATTACGGAATGGTATTGGATATTCCGGCTTGGGTATCGCGTAGTCCAGCGGGTATGAAAGCTACAGGCATCGAATCATATGATCAAGCCGTTGAAGCTACCAAATACAATAATGAATACTGGATCAAGCATCGTTCTGGAGCTTGTAAGTTTTTAAATGTATTACAGGGCGAAAATCATACACAAGCAGATGACTGGTATGAAAAAATGAAAGACTTCTGCGACCCCACTAAGTATGACAGGCCATTTAATGGATGGGCTATGGGCGGACAGAACATGTGTGACATACACCTAGTATTAAAACGACTAGTGGCATTGAAATTTGACGGCTTGCTACAAGAGGGACACCAGGATTGGATGCACTTTTTAGGCACAAGCAAATTAGAATGGGCCATGTTACTAACAGATATACAACGTGCTGTTCGTAAGTATGTGAATCCTAGTTTTACCATATCATTTGACTGCGCCAGTCCGTTTTTAGCCACTGCCAACGGTCAAGTTTATCATCACATAGATCTACCCCATGATGGCAAATGGTGTTATCGTATGAACTCTATTGCCGATGACAAAAAATATTCCAGTGATACACGTACATATCGAGATGCTGTACTACAGGACAAGTTAGTTGATCATTTTGATGAAAGCCCTGTGAGTGCCAAATTACTGATTAAAGATGTTTGTGTGTATGCTCCGGGCATGTTGAACAAAATAGGCAAAGAAGGTAAAACCAGCTGGGATTCATTTAGCTACGCCTTACTAATGGCACACAATGTATGGCTTCACTTGGAAGCAGTGCAACGTGCCAATCGAGCGTACGACAATGGATCATGGCCAAGAATGATGGTCAATGAACGAGGCGATAGAGCTAGATTTAAAGATATAGTAGATGCTATATTTGCTGCCAATGATAAAGAAGATGCTCTAGCTATCATTGAATACTATGATAGGTATTGGATGGACATCGTAGGCACACGTGGCTATACAGGCAAGAAAAGCAAAAACGCAACCAGTCAATTTAACGTACTTTTTGCATGATAAAACTGATTAAATTGTCTCTTCCAATTTGGCAGAAAAACTTTGACTCAGTAGATCAATTAAAAGCTGAATTGTACAGTCATATATGTAAATCCTGTCGAAAAGGCGAAGTAGTTAATAATTTTGTTGTTTGGAATCCAATCGACAAAAACTCCAGCATTAAAGATATGTTAAACACAGGGTGTGGTTGCGAATATAAAGTGGAAATAAAATGAAAAGTTTAATAATTGGAATGGGAATTGGTCAACTATACAAAAGTGTACTAACCGAGCTAGGATCTACAGTAGTTACTGTAGACGCAGATGTCAACAAAGGAGCTGACTTCACGGATGTTGTATCTGCTATTACCAGCTACGGTACGTTTGATACTGTGCATATTTGTACTCCTAACTACACACATTTTGAATTGGCTACTAAAGTGGCTGCTTGTGCCGGAATTGTTTTTGTTGAAAAACCCGGAGTAAAGAATAGCGAAAATTGGGCTACATTGACACATACATTTAAGAGTACACGTTTTATGATGGTTAAGAATAATATGTGGCGTGATAATTTAGATGAAATGCGTAGTTACGTTGATAAAAGCACAGCTATCAAACTTAAATGGATCAACAAGAATCGTATTCCCGGCCCTGGTACTTGGTTCACTACTAAAAAATTAGCATTTGGTGGGGTCAGTAGAGATCTAATGCCGCATTTGTTAAGTTTGTATATGGCTATTAATACAGAATGGACCAAGGGTTATATGACTGGGAATGAATCCAAGCAGTTGCATTCTTTGTCAGAAATTGGTGATACCGAATATGGTACTGTAAAACGAGATGGTATCTATGATGTAGATGACATGTGTAAGATTAAATTTATGAGTCAACATAAGACTTGGAAATTAGAAGCCAATTGGGCCGATAGTAAAGAAGACAATCGCGCTATAGAATTTGAACTGACTGATGGCACAGTCAAACGTTTTGAATTGGGATTGTGTCCAGAAAGTGCTTATAAAGCAATGATTGAAGACTGTGTTGCTAATATAAACAATAACAATTTTTGGCAAGATCAATTATTAAAAGATTTTTGGATACATGAAAGAATAGAAAATTTATGAAGGTAAGATGCTTACAAACCACAGGCGAAGGATTCTTCAAAGAAGTAGAGTATGAAAAAAACGAGCCCGCACAAGATGAAATTGAAGTACGTGCGGTTATGACTGGAGTTTGTCGCAGTGACATTGACATGATGTCGGGAGATTTTGGTCCACTACCATTACACATGCAGGGGCACGAAGGGTTGGGTATTATAACTCGAATTGGTTCAGAAATACATAATGTCAAAGTGGGCGAATACGTAGCTACCCGAGGTGAGCCGGCATACGCGGATATGTATAATGTTCGCAAGGATGAATTTGTGCCAGTACCCACAGCTCACCCTCGTTACATTCTTGAACCAGTGGCCTGTGGCATACATTTGATATCACAAAACTTAAATGAGTTTCAGACTAGGACAGGCGGAAGGGTACTGATTATTGGTAGCGGATTCCTAGCATGGGTGGCCCGCAATAAATTATTAGATTATCATTTTTATGTAGATGTGCTAGGCAACCACAATATCAATCTATGGGGCACAGAATTAATAAAATCTGCTAAAGAGAATTATGATATAGTGATTGATTTATCTGGAAAATATCAAATAGGTACAGATATCAAGCTTAATAACAATGCGTTGATTATCGATGCCGTAGGTAAAGAGGTCAGTCGTGGGGAAGCCGAACAACAGTTATGGCGAGCCTGTACCACGGTTAGACCTAGTCCAAGGCATAAGAATTTTATCAATGCCATGTGGGACGCAAAAAATAAGATACAAATGGGCAACCTTGATGTTGACAAGTTCTGGACTCAAGCGTATAATAGAGATACAGAGTGGCAGCAAGCGTTTGCGGATGGTATGGATCGTCCAAGCGGGTATAGTAGAGGGTATATTGTATGGCGCTAAACACAGAAGAACGACAAGGTGTCGTTTACTTTACAGGGTACGAAGTAGAGCATACTGTATGCCATGGTATGAAAACATTGTTTGTAGTCGGAACACCGGATATATGTGAGATTTTTGATAAAGCTAGCGAAGCCAAAGTCAATCACATTTATTTTGGAACTAGTCAGAGTTTCAATCCAAAATCTATCAGTCAGGACGAATATAAAGCTTGGGACGATGTTATCTTGGCTTGTTTAAAAGCTGACTACTGGGTAACACTAGATTTTGATGTAAGTCATACCGAAGGAGTAATTGAATCTGGGTATAGCGAATATCCTAGATTCGTACCAATGATTAGTTGTAAGATCCCTTACATTAATCAGCTTAACTATAACGCTACACTTAAACTGGATGACCTCACTTGGGGTAAAACAAATCCAGGTGTGTGGACTCATCAACTACATGATCTCATGAGTAAAGACAAATATACCTATTGGGATCAATATACACAGGATACAGAAATACAATGATTAGATTACTATGGGCTAAGTTATGTAAATGGGGCTGGGATTACGGTCGCAATATCGAAACATATTCATTAGGTGTGTGTGATCGAGAAACTATTGATTTGTCAGATCCTTTAAGATTTTCAATACAAAAAGTTTCGGGTGGTACAATAGTAGAAGTAAGAAGGTATAACCCTAAGAAAGGTGAAATTGTCTTTTTCCTACACGTTATACCCGATGGTGTTGACGTCGCAGAAAGCATTGGTAAAATTGTTACTTTTGAAATGTTAAAAAAGGTTTGATATGGAACAGCAAAGATTAGAAGCATTAGCAGAGAAAGCTATTAGAATTATGGAAAAAGCAAAACAATTTGTGTATGTATCAATACAAAAAGAAGGATATCATTGTTTTCCCGAAGCGGCCACAGATTCTAAATACGCTACAGGCGATGAATACGATGTATCACATTTAGCATTTAAACACATGCACTACTTTTTTATCAAGGTTTGGATCGAAGTAAAACATTCAAATCGAGATATTGAATTTATACAAATGCGTAGATGGTTAGAAAATTTATACGGATCTAATACACTATCATTAAATTCAAAAAGCTGCGAAATGATAGCTCAAGATTTATATTTACAAATCGCTGTTAGATATCCAGACTGCGATGTGCGGATTGACGTGTCAGAAGATAATATTAACGGTGCTTATTTAGAATTTAATACTACTCGTCCAGCACAATCAATTGTTATTTAACAGAATTTAATGTTAAATAGTTTAGAATTTTATCAACCAGCAGTATTAAAATTTAAGGAAAAAAATGGGAAAGCAATATTTCAAACCCAACGCAAGAGCACTTGCCATTCAAGATGATTTAGATAAGTTTTTATCGTTTTGTCAAGACTACGGCTATAAATATAACGAAGCAGATTTATATAACTTCAAAAGTTATGCATGGCAGCAGTACAACAAATTTATTCAAGGCAAAAATGCCAAGAATATGTGGTTAGAAGATGCTCGTAGATTAGGAAGACCGTTTTAACTTGTATTGTTCAAGTAGTTGTTTTAAGGTGGTATGGCATTTAGTATTTTTAATAGAATTATCTAAATGCCATAACATTCTTAAATTAGTCCAGTGACCAATAACTTCGACTGGAACTTTTTGTTTAAATCCTTCTTCTACTGAAAAAATATGATCTACATGGTATTGATATCTTGAACGAGTTAAGTTATTAGGATTGATTTTGTAGTAATGATCGTGATATGATTTAGCAGTTATTTTCTTTACTGCTAATCGATATTTTTCTAACTCTGTACGATCTTCATCGCTTACCCAGCTGCCAGAGTCGATCCGTGATTTTCTAATTTTAGCTGTTACAATATTTGATTTAGAAGCGTTGTCAACCCCATATTTTTCAAGTAATACATCTTTTAACTTACTCTTAAATTTATCAATACGCATCGGATTATCTGCTCCGTATTTTTCAAGTAATGTATTTTTTACTGTATCTCTAAATGTTGTTGATTGAGAGGCAAATTCTGTTCCGTATTTTGCCAAACAAGCATCCTTATATTTTCTCAAGAATTCTGGGTTACGATTCCTACAAGAAGCAGAGCAATTTTTGGTATATCCATTACGGAGTCCTGTAAATCTCAAAGGGTTGATACGGCATACTGGACACAACACAGGATCAACCGTTGCTTCTAAATATAATTCGTGAAATGCTTTTTGAAACAAAGGCCAATCTGAAGGATAGTCTGTTGAACAAGTTTTAATGTAGTTCTTGATTACAGATCGTAAATCTGTTACTTGGTTTGGATAAGTTTCTATTAGATTTTTTAATTCTGATTTGTTCATAAGCATTGACTTTTACTGATAAGTAGTGTATACTTTATTTATACATTATGGCACGGAGGCTTATTTAATGAAACCCACAATTTGGATTTTCTCCCTTGAGTGTTTAGAGACCCGTTATACAAAACAATGGCACGAACACATTCCAAAATTACTTAAACATAAGTTAGGCGATAAGTTTAATGTTGTTCAGATCGACGGCGTTCAAAAGAATAGCCAACTCACTCCCGGTGCTTTCTTAAACTTTTCAGATACCAACTATTGGAAAAGTTCTCAGTTATGTAATTTTTTAGAGCATCACAATAGGGGTGAGACTTCTACTGACGATCACATCCTTTTTACAGACGCGTGGAATCCTACAGTTATTCAACTCAAATATATGAAGGATCTATTAGGCTTTAACTGGACACTCCACGGACTATTTCATAGTGGATCATACGATCCCCAAGATTTCCTAGGGCGGCTTGTTGGTGCTAAGCCGTGGGTCCGCCATGCTGAGCAGAGTTTCTATCACTGCTACGACCATAACTATTTTGCTACTAAATTTCATATGGAATTAATCTTTAGAGAATTACTCAACGGAGGATTTCAAAATGAAAATCCTTGGTATAAAGAAGATTTAGCCGAAGTATTAGACAGTAAATTTCCCAAGATGCAACAAACAGGATGGCCTATGGAATATATGGACGATATTCTAACTCCATATAAGAACATGCCCAAGCGTGACCTTATTCTTTTCCCACATCGCATCGCACCAGAGAAGCAAGTAGAGATTTTTCGAGACTTAGCTACACACTTACCCGAATATGAATTTGTAGTGTGTCAGGATCAACAGCTAACAAAAAATGAATATCATAATTTGTTAGGTGAAGCTAAACTAGTATTCAGTGCTAACTTACAAGAAACCTTGGGCATTTCATGCTATGAAGGTGCTCTAGTGGATGCTATCCCCGTAGTTCCAGATCGTTTAAGTTATACAGAAATGTATTATCCTATGTTCAAATATCCTAGCCAATGGACTGAAGATTTTGGTAGTTATTTAATACATCGACAAAATCTCTGTGATAAGATTGTGAGTTATATGGATAATTACAATGAGTTTGTGCCATACGTAAACAAACAATCAAAAATACTGTCTGAAAATTTCTTTTCAGCCAAAGCATTATTAAAAAATATCAGATAGTATTGACATTAATCTAAATACTCTATATACTAGACATATGATACTACAAGAACGCATAGAAAAATTAACCGATAATAAAAATGACTATGATAGATTGTATGATGCTGACTATCTATACTTTGTATATAATAAAGATGAAAAAACGTTAGAAAAATTTGTACAAGACATTGACGACGAATACTATGTCAGCCGAGACGCAATACGCGGAGACAGGAAAAGTTATGGTATAGAAGATGACGGTAACAAAGACCGAGAACTAGTAGGGTATGTCTACAATGTCAATCAAGAGCAAATGGATACTTTTGAAAAAGTATCACTCATGCCTTCTATGAAGTATAGTTATAGATTTGAAAAATACGATCTAAATAAAACAAAACAACAAGAGCAACAAGAAATACTAGAACGACTTCAACAAGGGGAAGAATAAATGATTAAAACACACACACTTATGGAATCGAGAATGGCTATAGATACTATGACCAGAGATGGTGAATATCGAGAAAGTAGTTTGGCAGATGCCCTCCGCGCCAGAATGAAACAGGATAAAAAACGTTTCTGGGCCGGAGATAATATCAGCGATTATTTGCATGAGAGCGCCAAAGAACATTTGATCGATGAAGCTACAGAAGCATTTGAACGAGTATTAGACACACTACTAATTGATCGAGAAACAGATCCAAATAGTCAAGGCACAGCTCGGCGCTTGGCAAAAATGTATTTCAACGAAATCATGGCAGGTCGTTATGATCCTGCTCCAGATGCAACAGCTTTTCCAAATGATAGTCAAGATAGATATGAAGGCATGCTTGTTGTACGTAGTGAGTTACGCAGTATGTGTAGTCATCATCACCAACCCGTTACTGGTGTGGCTTATATTGGCATTATTGCCGCCAACAGACTTATCGGTCTATCTAAGTATACTAGAATCGCTCAGTGGTGTGCTCGCCGTGGTACACTGCAAGAAGAGTTATGTAACGACATCGCTCGAGAAATAATGCGAGCTACTGGTTCCGAGAATGTCGGAGTCTACATACAGGCTACTCACGGATGTGTAGAAAATAGAGGCGTAATGGCGCATTCTAGTCTTACACAGACCACTGTATTAAAGGGCGCATTTAACGAAGACATAGGAACAAAGAAAGAGTTCTTCGACAATATTAAACTACAGCAGGATTTTGCCCCAAGATGATATCTTTACTACTTTTTATTCTTGGGTGGGCTGTTGGAACAACTATTGCTTATCATTCTAGACCAAAACCTATTGTGCTCGATACTGCCTTACAAGACAGATTGACAATAGCTGAAAATCTAAATGTCAGTTTAAGGCAAGACCTCAACGAAGCCAAAGAAAAAATATGGAAATTACAAAATAATTACCCTAAAAAATAAATATGTTTCAAGCGGTCTCAGGGCATCATTCCCGCTTTACAAATTCTGCTGCCTATGCTAAAATTAAACATAGGAGAAACAGCATGATTCAATATGACGAAGAACAGTTACAAGCTTCTTTAACGGGGCAAATGGTAGAGGTGCCAGCACCTCGCAAACCAAAATATTATTCAACAAAACATTATGGACACAACATTGGCCTCAGTGCTGTATTCAGGCAGCCAAATGCAGATCACAGTCACTGTCACTTGCTACACGGGTACAGTCTAGCATTTACATTCACATTTGGGTGTGACTCATTAGATGACAAAAACTGGGCTGTAGACTTTGGTGGACTTAAGAAGCTCAAAGCCTGGTTAGAAGATAACTTTGACCATAAGTTAGCATTGGATCGGCAAGATCCACACTTAGCCAAGTTCCAAGAACTAGAAGCATTGGATCTAGCAGAGATTAGAATCTTTGATGGTGTTGGCGCAGAGAAATTTGCCGAACACGCATTTTATTTTGCTGATGCTTTAATTAGAGCCAATACTAATAATCGTTGTTATTGTGTAAGAGTCGAATGTGCCGAACATGGTGCTAACTCAGCTATTTACGAAGTCTAAAAAATTTTAAGTAGACTGCCATTATTGTTAAATAAATCAACTACACTTAAAGGATAACAATGGCCAAGTCCAAACCCAGCAAAAAAAATGACTATAAAGTAGCAGTTCTTCTACCTACCCGTGGCAGAACTACTGCTCTTAAACTCAGCATTATCAGTCTTTTTAACCGAGTATCTAAGATAGAAAATATCCAATTGATTCTAGGTTTTGATAATGACGATGAAGTAGGATTAAAATTCTTCAACGAAGAGATTCAAATATGGCTTCAGCAAAAAGGCGCGGCTTATACCGTAATGGCCTTTGACCCTATGGGTTACGAGGGACTCAATCTTTACTACAACGGATTGGCCGAAGAAGCATCAGCGGATTGGTTAATGATATGGAACGATGATGCTTGGATGGAGACTACCAACTGGGATCAAAAAATTACCGATCACAACGGCGAGTTCAAACTACTAAAAATGCATGTACATCGAGAACATCCATATTCAATATTTCCCATATATCCCAAAGAATGGTATGACCTCTTTGGATTTGTAGCAAGACATCAAATGATAGATGCCGAACTAAGTCAAATAGCATATATGCTGGACATCATGGAAATCGTGGACATCTACGCCACTCATGATAGATATGACTTAACTGGCAATAACAATGACTCTACTCACAAAAATCGCAAGATACTAGAGGGAAATCCCAGCAGTCCAGAAGACTTCCATCATTTGGGTTATGGAAATGCCAGAATAGTCGACGCAGAAACAATCGCAAAGCATTTAAAAGACAAAGGTATAGAGTTACCTTTTTGGGAAAATGTAAAACTAGGCAAGCAGGATCCCTGGGAAAAATTAAGAGCCAATGACATCAACAAGCAGATGGTTCAATATAAAATAAAGGCTGAATAATGAAAATAGGAATGATAGGAAAAGGTACTGTGGGATCAGCAGTATATCGGGGATTGGGAGAGCTAGGACATGTTATGAGTTTTGTGGATCCTGCGTATCCTGAAACTAAATTTAGCGATATTTTAGACACTGATGTGGTGTTCGTTTGTGTGCCCACTGATCGTGCTGCCAACGGTGACTGCGATACTAGTATAGTAGAACAGGTAATGAATGACTTAGATACTGCCAATTACACAGGGCTCGTTGCTATAAAAAGTTCAGTAATTCCCGGAACCGCAGATAGGTTATCTGCGAAACACTCTACTCTTAAAATATGTTCTGTTCCTGAATTTTTACGTGCTAGATGTGCTTACGAAGATTTTGTCGAACACCAGGACTTGTTGGTAATTGGCAGTGTCAGAGACGAAGATTACGACATCATCAAAGAAACACACGGGCATTATCCAAAGAATATTTCTTGTGTAAAGCCAGCCGAAGCAGAAGTAGTAAAGTATTTTAACAACGTAAATCACAGCGTACAAATTATATTTGCCAATATTACTTACGAAATATGCAAATCATTAGGTGTAGATTATCAGAATGTTTACAACGCTATTATCAAGCGCGAATGTTTCAATCCGGCATACTTGGATTGTAGTGAAAATTTACGTGGGTTTGGCGGACACTGCTTGCCTAAAGATACCAGTGCTTATGCCAATCTCATTAAACAGTTGGGTCTAAATTATGCTTTGATAGATGCCACTCTAAAAGACAACGAAAGTTTTACTAAATGAGTAAAATACTGGTAACTGGCGGTAGTGGTTTATTGGGCAGGGAATTAGTCAAACAATTAACCGAATCTCATCACGAAGTGTGGGTAGTAGACAATCATTCTAGAAGTAAGGTAGTTCCCGACTGTGCTAAATTTATTCTAGCCGATTTGGTCAATGACAGCACTTATCAAGATTTACCCACAGACTTTGAATACATTTATCATTATGGCGCTATAAATGGTACTACTAATTTTTATGATCGACCAAATGAAGTATTAAGTAAAAACTTTATATCTGATGTGAAAACATTTGAATTTGCCGCTAAGTGTAGCAATCTTAAACGCATAGTATATGCCAGCAGTTCAGAGATACCGTCGGGAGAACCTAGCCCTATACCAGAAACACTTGATATCAAAATAAACAATATACACAATGCCAGATGGAGTTATAGATTAGCAAAAATTACCAGCGAAAATTATCTAGCCAACAGCACATTACCCTATGTTATGATACGTTATTACAATGTCTACGGGCCAGATGACGGTCCGGGACATTTCCTAAGCGATCAACTGACAAAGATTGAAAAAGGCATATTTGAAATAATCGGAGGGGATGAAACCCGTTCCTTCTGTTATGTCGAAGATGCCATGGCTGCTTCAATATACTGTGCGGAAAATTCCAATCGACTGTTGGTTAATATCGGAAGCGATATTGAAATAGTTATAAACGATGCGGTTAACATAATTGCCAACACTCTTAAAATAACCCCACAATGGAAACAAATTCCTAGCAAGGCTGGATCTACAAAAACACGCAGGCCCGACATATCTACCCTACGCAGCATCATGCCTCATTTTCAACCTAGAAGTTTCGAAGAAGGTATTGGGCAAATACTAGGTTGACAAATTTCTCTAGCTAGTATATAATATCTAAATATACTAGCTATGGAAAGTAATATGAAAAAAACACAATTAACTTGGAGAGATTCTGAACGTCTTTGTCAGGAAATCTTGAGACAAATAACAAAAGATAGCTGGCGTCCTGATATTATTGTAGGCATTGGACGCGGTGGGTTGATGCCTGCTATATTGATCAGCCAATATTTGGGTGTAAAAATGATCAGTTTAGATGTCAGTTTAAGAGACGGTGGCGATACTGTTAGCAATCTAGGACTAGCAGAAGATGCTTTCGAAGGGCAACGTATTTTAATCGTCGACGATATCAATGACACAGGCGCTACATTTAATTGGATTATGGAAGACTGGCGTAGCAGTTGTCTACCGGACGAAAAGCGTTGGAATAATCTAGTATGGAATTACAACGTGAGATTCGCAGTGGTGGTAGATAATCTTGCTAGTAAATGTAACGTCAAGATGGACTACTCAGCAGTAGAGATAAACAAGGCCGAGGATGACATCTGGATTGAATTTCCCTGGGAAAAATGGTGGACTAAATGAATAATAAAATAAACGAAATTTTAGATATACTACAAGAAGAATGTGCCGAAGTAATACAGGCTGTTAGCAAGTGTCGACGTTTTGGAATAGATAATGTCTATTTAAACGGCGAAGGAACTCAACGAGAGCAATTGGTTAAGGAAGTTGGCGATGTTGTTGCTATGATTGACCTACTATATAATCACGGTGTGTTGACCGAGGAAGAAATAACCATAGCAAAACAGAATAAATTTAACAAACTTAAAAAATGGTCAACCATATATGAAAACTAAGAATAAACTGGCAGAAACTCCGGCTACAGGCATATTGAAACGCAATGATTGGGGTGACTCAAAAATGTATCAAGTCACCTGCGAGTGTGGTCAGAGTGATCATGAGCACACAGTCTGGATTGAAGCCAGCGAGAGCGATGTAGAAGTACATGTGTATGTGACAGTTAAAACCAATTTTTGGAGTAAAACACGATGGCATCATGTTTGGCAACTACTGACGCGGGGCTATGTCAAAACGGAAACTGTCCTCGGCATGACTGAACAACAGGCCATGAACTATGCATCAGCTTTACATCATGCGGTAGAAGATGTTAAAATGTTTAAACAGAAATAGGACTAAAAATATGAGCAAGATTAAGATAGCGGAACTTTTCTATTCAATTCAGGGAGAGGGAAGATATATGGGAGTCCCAAGCGTATTTCTTAGAACGTTTGGCTGCAATTTTTCTTGTAAGGGTTTTGGTATGCCTAAAGGCAAATTGAGTACCGAAGCCGAGGACGTAGCCTCTATCCATCAGCTTTATCCTTTTGCAAAATACGAGGAATTGCCTTTGGTTTCTTCGGGCTGCGACAGTTTCGCATCATGGATGCCAGAATTCAAACATCTCAGTCCCATGCTGGAGACCGATGCCATCGTGGCTCGTATCATGGAGATCTTGCCACATGGTGAGTGGCGAGACGAGCACCTAGTTATTACAGGCGGTGAGCCGTTACTAGGTTGGCAACGTGCTTATCCGGACTTACTGAACAATCCTAAAATGAAGGCGTTGAAAGAAATTACCTTTGAAACAAATGGTACTCAGAAACTTACTCCAGAATTTAAAAATTATTTAGATCATTACATTGATGAAAGCTATGGGCGTGAAGTTACATTTTCAGTCAGTGCTAAACTTCCGTGTTCTGGCGAAAAGTGGGAAGATGCTATTAAACCAGAAGTAGTGTGCGAATATGAACAGTATGGTACTACCTACTTGAAATTCGTCGTGGCCACAGAAGAAGATATCGCAGATGCCGAACGTGCCATAGATGAATTCCAGCAGGCAGGATTCACAGGTCATGTCTACTTGATGCCGGTGGGCGGTGTAGAGAGCGTATATTCTTTAAATAATAAAGCAGTGGCCTTGGCAGCTATGAAACGTGGATTGAGGTATAGTGATAGGCTACAAGTGCCGCTTTTTAAGAATGCATGGGGGACTTAATGGGAATATTTGATAGATTTAAGAAAAAGACAACAGCAGAAGCGGTAAAAGAAGCGGCAAAATCAGCTAAACAAATTGCCACAGAAAAAGGCGAGTCATATGTAAACATGATAAGCATGGAGGTTGACCCTAACGACATGCAAAATGGGTCATTTGAATTAGACTGGAACGATAAATTTGTTGCCGATTTAATTAGACATGGATATCAGATGTCTCCAAAAGATACAGACTCTGACATAGTAGACCGATGGTTTACTGCTGTCTGTCGTAATGTGGTATTAGAAACTTTTGAACAATACGAAGCCATGAACAATCGTGTGGTTAAATCACGCGATGTGGGAGATGGTCGTAGCGAGGTAAGTTAATGAATCAACCCAAGACAGTGATAGTTTATATGCTGACAAGGGATACCGGCAGCAGTGTGTTATTTTACAAAGCCCACACCCCACTAGGCTGGAAAGACAGATTTGAAACTAGAGAAGCGGCGGAAAATGCCAAATATTGGTGTGAGCTAGCCGAAACCAACAGCACAGTCAAATATGATGTGTTAGAATTAGAATTACTCAACCCGGATTATTTCAATGATATTTAATAAAGTTAAAGGACTTAAGGCAGAGGGTAAACGAATAGGTGTGACCTTCTCGGCATTTGACATGTTACATGCCGGACACATAGCCATGTTAGCAGAAGCTAAAAATCACTGTGATTATCTCATCGCGGCGTTACAAACGGACCCTACTATAGATAGGCCAGATACTAAAAATAAACCCGTACAAAGTATAGTCGAGCGACAGATACAACTAGCGGCGTGTCGTTATGTAGACGAAGTAGTGATATATCAAACCGAGCAAGACATTGTAGACTTGTTATTGATATTGCCAATTGATGTTCGCATACTAGGTATAGAATACCAAGATAAAGATTTTACCGGAATGGCAGAATGTTACCACCGCAACATTGAATTGGTATTTAACGGAAGAGACCATAGCTTCAGCTCCAGCAGTTTAAGAAAACGTGTAGCAGAATCGGAAACCCTGAGATTGTTAAAAAAATGATGCTATATGTAAATGGTAGCACTCATGTGTCGGCAGCAGAAGCAACCAATCCCTACATATTTGCGTCAGATGATCCTGTGCTGGCATGGATGGGCCATTTGCCGCATCCAGACAACGTGTCCGTCAGTTGGGGTAAATTACTAAGTTTAGCTCTTAGGGCCGGACTACACTGTGCCGTCACTAGCAATAACGATAATCTACAAATTATAAATGAAACCAAACAGTGGTTAGAAAATGGCCGCAACCAAAATGAATTAATAATAATAATGTGGAACGATTGGATTGATGAAAAACTAGAGCATGACAGCATATACTTGTTTCATCAACAACTCAAGAATACAAATAAACCACATTTATTTTTAAACAGTAACACCTGCTTTAGTACCAATCTTGCTCCGTACGATTGGGGAGTAAATTTCCTCCAAGCTTACGATCCTAAAATGACCTTTTCCAATTTAATCAAAGATAATAAAATGTACACAGTATCACCAAATAGTCGCCATTTTGGTAAAGATGCTCATAGCTTTTTTAATCGTTATGTGTTACAATACATTATCACTAACAAATTAATATAAGGCTTATATGAACTACTTGCTTGTTGATACAGCAAACTTATTCTTTAGAGCCCGTCACGGAGCTTTCCGAGGTACTGATACTTGGGAAAAGATTGGTATGGCTCTGCATATTACATTAATGGCAGCAAATAAAATGGCACGTAGATTTAATGCGGATCATGTGGTTTTTGCTCTAGAAGGGCGTAGCTGGCGCAAAGATGCTTACAAGCCTTATAAAGCTAATCGAGCAGTTGCTAGACAAGCATTAACCGAATCACAACAAGAAGAAGACCAAATGTTTTGGGAAACTTTCGATGCTTTGAATAAATATCTTTCTGAAAAAACCAACTGTAGTGTTATAAGGTGCGCCACAGCAGAAGGTGACGACATCATAGCAAGATGGATTGCGTTACATCCTGCTGACGACCATGTGATTATAAGCAGTGACACTGACTTTGTTCAACTGCTGTCCACAAATGTAAAACAGTACAATGGTATTACAGATGAATTGATCACGATTGAAGGAATATTTGATGCGAAAGGTAAACCGGTCCTCGACAAGAAAACTAAGGAACCTAAAAAGATACCGGATCCAGGGTGGCTTCTTTTTGAAAAAATAGTTAGAGGCGACCCGACTGATAATGTTTTTTCTGCGTTTCCAGGAGTTAGGACCAAAGGTACGAAGAACAAGGTCGGCTTGGCAGAGGCGTTCGCAGATAGAGAAAAACAAGGATACAACTGGAATAACATGATGCTACAACGATGGGTTGACCCTGATGGGGTAGAACACAGAGTATTAGATGACTACGAAAGAAATAAAATGTTGGTAGACTTGACAGCACAGCCAGAAGAT